TGGCGTTGTCAAACAACTAACAACGGACTACACCCGTCCATCAGTTACGACAATACAATTTAATAGTGATAAGAAACCAGCCAATGGAGCGAAGGTAAGAATTTATCGTGACACAGATGAAGCAACTGCTAACTCAACATTTTATCCAGGGTCAGCTATCAAGTCATCAGATTTAAACGATAACTTTCTACAAGCTATTTACATAGGTGAAGAAGGAAAAGAGAATGCAGATGATGCTTGGAATAAGCTTGAAGATTCAATTGATAGTACTGAAACCTGGGTATCTGATAATACCAAGATTGGTACAACAGGAGCAGTAGATGCTCGTGTAGATAGTAAAATAAATACTGAATTAACTAATGGCTCAAAGAATTTCAATACAAGTGGTACGTTAGCTGCTGGTGCTACAACAGTAACTGGAAACATAACTGTTTCAGGAACTGTAGATGGTAGAGACGTAGCAGCAGATGGTACAAAACTTGATGGTATTGAGTCTGGAGCTACAGCTGATCAAACTAATGCTGAGATCAGAGCTGCTGTAGAAGCTGCGTCTGACTCTAATGTCTTTACAGATGCTGATCATTCTAAGCTAAATGCTATAGAAGCTTCAGCTACTGCTGATCAAACAGTTGATGAGATTAAGACTCTTATAGCAGGTTCACCTCTTGGTCCTACACACCTAGCAGAAAGCTATTACACAGAAGCTGAATCTGACGCTAGATACTTCAACGTAAGTACAGGTGACACTATTAAAGATGGTGATGCCTTTCCAGATAACGACACAACAATAGCTACAACCGCTGCTATTAATGACAGGATTGTTGATCTTCTTGATGACGTAGGCGGTTTTGTCCCTATAGCTAATGAAACATCTTTTCCTAACGCTAACCCTGACGTTAATAACGGGGCTGGAACTCTTATATCTATT